CTAGGGAGGATTGGATGTTCGGATGGCGCAGAAAGAACGCACGGGAAGCTTCGTTGGAAGCACAAACTGCCGCACGTCGCGAATGGCTAAACGAGCGCGATCCTCATTGTGACATGTGCGCAGGCAAGGATAGAATTGATCCCATTCGCCCAGTCCAGCGCTGTCCGATGCATATGGATTGCATGGCCGGGATGGTCGGTGATCCGCTCTTTGGATTTGACTTTGAGAAGTATAGAGATGCGCCGCAGAATGCGGGCTGAGAGGGGTGCGGCGACACAAGCGATGGCCTGTGATCGCCGGATACAACTGATAGGGTGTAGCAAGCTTATTGCGGTTTTGGCAGCGGGGATAAGGTCGACTAGACGTCCACGAAGGCGCTCAAGACCAAAAGGAGCGAGTCCGGGTCGACCTTTTCAGGAGGATCGGATAATTGCTTGAGCCAACCGCATTGTTGTAGCGCTGCGGTATTCAGCTCCGAGCAAAACCAAGCATTGCGCTTGTTCCAATCCATTCCAGCCGCGAATGCTGCAATCGCGAGGCTGTCGTAAGGCTTACCAACCTGCGCCAGCACGAAATCGTAATATGCCTTCTGTTGCGCATCCGTGCATGGAATCGTGACGCGCTTGAGCGTATAGCCCTTCTGATAGTCAGCCCCGCGGATCTGCACGCCAGCTGGATATCCGGCCATCACGTCATTTCGCGCGCCAAGCAGCGTCCCATCGGGCATGACCGTATCAACGTGTGCATAATGGCCATGCCCGAACCACTGGATAATCCTCGAAGTCAGAGAGCGACTTCCGGAAAACTGCATCACGATTTCGTTCATTGCAGCGGCGCTCCAGCGAGCGGAGTGGCCGGAGCAAGGCTGATCGCAATGTTGAATGCCAGCGTGGCCGTGTCGATAGCGGCATTCGCAGCGTTCTTTTTGTCTTGTGCGAGGGACGACGAATCGACCAGCGATTTAACGAGCGGCAGCGTCGTGTTGACGACGGTCTGAAGGCTGGCAGGATTGACAGTTGCGCCGACCGCGCAAACTTCGCTCACGGCCGGTTTAATCTTGTTGGTCAGCGTGTCAGCAGCACCGCCCGTGAAAACACCGTCGGCGGCAAGGATAACGAACTCGCCTTGAGCAGCACCGCATGCGATCTTGACTTGATCGGCGAAAGAGAGAGTCGGTGCAGACGAGCACGCAGAAAGAGCGAGCAGAGTGACACCTTCCTCAAGAGCAGCATATTTACGCATTTGGAAACCTTCAGGGTTTGAGCGAGAACTTCGAAGCCGAAATAGCAACGTTTGAAGCTGCTGCGGCTACGTTTGAAATGACAGCGCCTTGCGCATTGAGTGGGGCTGTGGCGCCGATGGCGCTGGCGGAGTAGTGGACGACGATCGAGCCGTCAGCGGCTTTCGTGGCGTCAATGGTCAGAGAGCCAATGTCTCGCCAATCCATCGCAGAGAACTGGCAGCATTCCATCTTCCCGGTATCAGGATCATGGAAGGGGCGAACGGAAAATGTTGCGCTGCCGGCGCACCCAGTCAGCGAGAAGCAGAGCAGGGTGATTGCGAATTTCATTGTGCAGGCGGAGTCTTGCCAGTATTCGTCACGACGTGATAGAGGCCAAGACCGCCAAGACCGATTTTGATGTTCTCGACATAATCAGTTGCCGGAACCTTGCCCGTATAGACAAGATACGACCATGCGGCGAAAAGGACGCCTCCGACGATGAGTTTTTGCGTGCTGGGCGAGATGTTAGTGAGATTCATGCTTGCTCCTAGACTTCGTGATGGATGACTTCGGAAGGTGTGAACTGATAACCCTCCTTGCCATAGCGCTGTGCGATGAAAAGGGGATAGGGCAACATATGAATGCCTTCATCCTTTCCGCGATGATGATCGGCGCAAAGCAATAGACCGTTGACCATTTGATCGTCAACGAAGCTGTACGGATCTGATTCACTGAACGTCGACCAGTCGAAAGCTTTTGCGTGCGAACCCCACATTCCAGCCTCGCAGTCCTGACGGAAGCGGTCCCAATCAATCATGTTCGCAAGCGACCGTTCGATTGGATGATGGTGGGACTCGATTGGATGGCCCGCCTGTTCTGCGGTGCGCCCGCATACAAAGCATCGGCCGCCTTCGCGTTCCAGCAGCTTCTTCTTGCTATGCGTGAACAGCGATGTCGTTACGCGCGGTTCATGCCCCGGAAGATTGACGTCAACCGAAAGCGTTTCGCGTTCTTCGTGGATTTTTTCGACGGACATAAAAAAGCCCGCAAGTGCGGGCCAGAAGTGGAAGTCGCATGGAGGCGGCTTAAGAGAAGGGCGGCGTCAAGAATCAGCCGATGTTGACTTGTAGTGTTGCGGCTCCCGTTCCGGCCGCCGCGAGCTTGACCTTCACGGTCACATTAGTGCTGGTCACGGCAGATATATAGGCGTATTGAAGGCCCCCGGTTCCCCATGTCGCGCCGCTATTGGGTTTAACTTGAGGCTGTCCCACGTCCCCGCTCTGAGGCGTTCGAACAATGTTGTGGTTGATCGAGATCGTTTGCTCAGACGTGTTGGTCAGATCAACGGATCCAAAGACTGCCTGCGATGAGAAGTTCACGCCGCCCGTATCCGATCGCTTATCGCTGATTCGGATGTTCTTCCATGCTGCGGTAGAAAAGTTCGTGAGGCCAGTGTAGGCGCTGGAAATTGCCACCGAACCATACGCCGCAATCGACACATTCGAGTCGATGTTCGTGATCGTGGAGGCGTTTGCGTAGTTCTTCCATACGCCCGCATTCGCATTGGACACGATCCGGATATCGGCGCCAAGGCAGTCATAATCCGTTGCCAAAGCAAAGCCGCTGATGTTGGAGACAGTGATATCAAGGACATTGCTTTGTCCGCCGATCACGCATGCGTCTGCGGCGTAAGCACTAAATCCCTGAATCTTTCCGGTCACTCGGTTGTTTGAGCCGCGCAAGATGAGCGCCTGCGCACCATTGCCCGTAGTCGCGTCACGCCGTTCTTTCCAGTTCGAAATCTGACCGCCGCGCGCCGATGTGATATGCAGCGAAGGCAACACAAGCGCCGCGCTTCCGGACGCGTTGCTATGCGTATCACAACGCGCGATCTGATACTCGACGTTATCGCCGATCACTAGACCACCAAGACCGGATTCACACATGACGAATTCAGCGTTGAAGCGCGGGAACGTACCGCTATCGTCATTACGCACGTCAAGTTGCGGACCCTGCACGTTGTTGTACACGTGCACGATACCGCTGAATTCGGCACCTTTGTTGAAGATGACGCCACCTGCAACGTAATTATTCAGATAGCCTGTGACCGCGGCACCCGTGCCGTCGCCAGTGATCGAGATATTGCAAAAAGTCGCATCTATCGTACCTGGCGTCAGAACTATTACGTGATCTATCGCGCCACCGACTACAACCGGCAATAGCGTCGGAGGTGTCGTTGCGTCGGTAGATATGGTATAGGTCACGCCCGCCTGCGTATAACCCGTACCGCCGGCCGTCACCAATGCCCGAGCCAATCGCCCCTTGGTAAACATCAGGGACTTCTTGCCGCTATATGTCGAAGACCAGAGCGAGTTTGCCGCCCAGCCCGCACGAATCTCGCGTACCGTGATATCGGACGGCCCCTGAAAAACGAAATTCTCGTACTGCGTGTCCGCAACGTTGATATTGTCGAAGTACGAGCCATCTTTCAGGTCCGTGGCCAACAGACTGCCGAACCCCGTGTATGAAGAAATAGCGGTGAAGAACGAATAAAAACCTATGCCGGGCGTTCGAATGATTGCGACATTCCGAAACCGGGGGCGCGCGCCGTAGACTCGGAACCCCATACCACGCAAGGCATTTGTCGTAACCGGGGTGCTGACAGACTGTCCGCAGTTACCATCCAGCAGAACATTTTCCAGACCAAAGTCGCGCGTCACGCCAGCCGATGCCATAGTTGGCTGCGAAACATATTGCGTTTCGAAGTTCGACGTCTCGTACTGCGATGTAATTGTTACTCCTGCCGCAACCCGAATGCAGCCTTGCGGCCCCATCTGCGGACCACGAATTATCACGCCAGACGTAGCGATAATCGGCGTCGTCTGTGCGTAATTTGGCGTACGATAGGTCACATACGCGCACCCATGGACAATTGCGGCGGCCTGCGCTGCATTCAATACCGAACCCGGCTCGCCGCCAACCCACCCGAACCATTCGGCCGCGATCTCGTTGCCAGAAAACAATCGCTGCCAAGCCCGTCCGGCGCCATCAAAGATGATCGTTCCGCCGTTGTCCGAAAGACCCGTAGCACTCGCGAGCCTCACGAATTGGCCCGCAATGCCTGCATTCGTGATCACCGCATACGTCCGAATGCCGGTATAGGCACGCAGCGCCGTGAAGTCGGCCAACGTTAGCTGACCCAGCACGAAATCAGCGATGTTCGACAGCGTTTTCTGCAACAGCCCCGCGCCGCGAGACATCGGCACCGTCTCAGTGCCCGTCAATGTCCCCGCATCCGTTGCGGTGCCGTTCGCGATTGCGTTATACGAACTTTGAATCGATGTGAGTTGTGCTTGTGCTGCGGCGCTCAGCGTCCCGAGTTGGATAACTTGCGGAGACGAAGGATTCGAGATCTGAACCGATCCCGCCGAGTAGGTCACTGTGATTTTGAGCTGGCTCAAGTTACCCTCGGATCAAGTGAGACAGAGCCTTCAAGCAGATAGCCAACATTGCCCGATGGATCGGTATATTGGAGGTCGTAGACGCCCAGCGGATATGATGGGAAGCCACCAAACGAACCAGATGCAGTGGCTCCAGTCGCGGGAAGGTCTGCGGTATCCGTGTGCGTGAAGATGATGGAAATTGTTCCGGAGGTGCCGCCGAGTACGATCCGGCTACCCGATACCGCAGAACTTGTGAGCGATAGAACGGCAATAGGACTGGACACAAACGCGCGGATCGTCAGGGCCATGGAAAACCCCGTCAGATTCATGGCGTTCCCGGTGTCATCAAGCCATGTGGCGGTGATAGTCGTGTCGGCGCTCTGCTTCAGAGTGAAATTGAACTGGCCGATGCCTGAAGTTGTGGTTGCCATGTGACGGACGCAAAAAAGCCCGCACGTGGCGGGCATCGAAGGAGAACTTCAGAAAGGCTAGCTCGGCATCACACCTGTAGACATCGCATCAGCGAGACGCTGAGCACGTTGACCCACTTGTCGGGCCCATAGAGAGGCGCGCATACCGGTGGAAGCGGCGGTATAGAACCCCGACTTCATATCGATAAGCGTGTTGTGGAAGGTCAGCAGGGTAGTGATACCCATATTGAAAGCCATGTTACAAATTACGCGCTGCCGCACCTCGTCGAGATTGCGCCACCATGGCAGGAATCGATCGAGGCTCGCACAAGCGGTCTGGATGTCTTCGGTCAAGAGTTGATCGACCTGCGCGTCGGTCAGCGGAAATGTCCATCCCTTGGGGATCGGATTGGCATCCATGTTGCGACCGCAACCGACTGTGCGACGAGGTGGTTTCGCGGTATCAAGGTACGGCGAGTAACGTATTCCCTCGTCACGGTGCAGTTCGACCTTGAGAAGTTGCTCGTTCATTGCCGATCCGCCTTGTTTTCGAGCCGCCGATCGAACTTCTCGTCCATCGATTCCAGCTTCTTGAACACGGCATCAACAGATGCGCTGAAGCGGTCAATAGCCTTCTCGAAGGCAGAATTCGGCGTGTACGTCTCCGCGACATGTACGCGATAGGCGTCGAGCGCCTTCTCTTGCTCCTTCATGCGCTTCTCCTGCGCCTCGAACTTGTCGTCGTGCGCCTCGAATTTTCTGTCTACCTGGCTGATGGCGCGCCGGATCATCCAGCCAAACGCACCAATCACAGCGGTAGCAATGCCGCCGACCCCGGCAACGGTCGTGTTGTCCATGTGGTTCTGGAAAAAAGAAAGCCGCTTGATGCGGCAATAAAAATTCTTGACGAAAAGCCCCTTGGGGGCTAAATTATGGGCGTAGGGAAATGCATAGCGCGCATCCCGCCAACTCCGAAAGGAAGATCATGAAAACCACATTTCGCACGCGCATTCTGTGCGTATTCGGCCATGCCAATTCATTACATACCCCCCACTCCAGAGGATTTGCGGAATCTGAAGGATCAACTCGGCTACACCGGCGAGCAGATGGCGGACTTGTTCGGTCTGGCTGGAAACAATCAATGGCGGAAATACACGGGCGGACACGCGCCACGCCCAATGAGCCTGCCAATGCTGTTTCTTGCGGGGGCGATGCTGCATCCAAACAAGCGGATTGCCGACGTCTTTGCATGGTGCCAACAGATCGGCGCGAAGATCGAAATCCATTCATCTCCCGATGGAGGGCGGCAGTCTCGGTAGCAACCGTTTATGTTGTTGCATCATTGGCCGCGTGCGGCGGCGGAGGCGGCAGTGGAGATCAGGCATCGCCTCCGCCGCCGGCCTCCAAGAAGACTGTCATAATCGACGCCGAAGGGGATTCGACGATATATGGCTGGTCAATGACATCGCCCGGCCAATTGACACCCGTTGCGCAGCCCGCTCCGGCCATTATGCAGGCCGATCTTACGCAGTCGATCGGCGGTCAGATCACAGTCATCAACAATGGTATTGGCGGCACGACAGCCCCGGAATCCGTCAATGGACTATCCCCGTTTCCCGCTCCGCTCGCGACGCGCCTTGCATCGATTCGGCCAAACATCGTTATCGTCAACTATGGAATCAATGATGCGGGTCGAGAATCAACCGACGATTATCAACAAGCATTGATCGGGATCGTGGCCGCGATCCGAGGAGCTGGTGCCGTGCCCGTTCTCGAAGAGCCTAATCCGGTTTGTCGTGGACCCGGGTCTTTGCTTGACTCGTATGTAAATGTCATGCGCACAGTGGCGCAGCAGTATGGCGTTTTGCTGATCCAGCAATACGACTACATCAAATCTCTACCGAACTGGCAGTCAATGCTGCCGGACTGCGTTCATCCTACTCAGGCGCTATACAAGATCAAGGGAGATCGTGAGGCTCAACAGATCCAATCGTTGGTCACATCGATCCAGTGATCGGTCGTGGGAATTGCTGTAGACTTCCCGCCATCAATCTCGCGTGATTACGAAAATGCGCTTTCATGATATCTGGCCACGCATTCTCCGCAGCTTGGAGCCGCTTTGGAAACCAAGAATCTTGAAATATGAGGGGACGCCGGCATTCAATGCGGGGCGTCGTGCATCCGATGCCGGCGTTTCCAGAAGTAAAAACCCGCACCGGGAAGGATCACCGGAACGAGAGGCTTGGTTCGAGGGCTGGCTTGAGCAGAGACGCGATGACCTCAGCGAATGGTAACTGGCGTCAGTGGTGCCACATTTCACGCCACAAGCCATTGGCCTGATCGTACCAAAGCGCGATCGTTGTACCGGCACCAGCCACGAGGTTTGATCCAGATGTCGTCTGAATATTGCCGCTGACCGAAAAGGTGAGCGAGCCGCTGGTCGTCAGGATGATCCGCCGATCTGCCCAGTTGCCCGAGATGTTCGTGATCGTCGTCGTGCCGGTCACGAGGAAGTGATCGTACGCCACCGGCAGCGCCAAAGTTGCTGCGCTCGCCACGCTCGGGAGAGATTGGGTGTTGGCGCCGAACAGCGCGCTGCCCGCCGGAAGATCCGTGTATGAAATGTTGTCGATCACCACCTGATCGACAGTCCACCCAGACGGCCCAACAATGTACGGCGCCGCGCCGCCATTGATATTCGTGAGGATCGCGCTACCGATTCGAACCTTGGCCGTTGTCGAGCCGAGATTGATGGCATAGGAGCCAGACTGCGCCACGTACAGCTTGCTGATCTGAATCACGGGGCTCACGCCCGCGACCACCGAGACGCACCCGCCCCCAGCCACGCCGTTGCTGTTGCAGTACAGATAGTCGATGGCCGGGTTGCTCGTGCTTTCAAAGTACAGCCCAGGCGTCGTCCACGCATAGATCGCGTCAAACTTGCTCTGGTTGTTGTTGTAGACGTACATCCCCATCGTGGCGTTGTTGTCCACCCAGATGTGCGAGTAATGCACGTTGCCGTTGGCGCGCGTGTCGACTCCGACTGCGTGGCCGAAGTCAAACAGATCCATGCGCGCATCATCAAGCGGGCCGGCCAGGATCTGCGTGCCGATGCCGGAGCGCGTGAGCGTCGGTGATGCCGCGCCTACGGTCCCCCACGGATACGTGCGGATCTTGAACCAGTTGCTGTCGCCACCGTTACCAATGATGACCGCGCCGACGCCCGTGGCCGGGTTCGCATCACACTCGATATTCCAGTGCAAATGATCGCCATTCGCAGAGCCATCGACGCACGTGGCGAAACCGACGATCAGTGCGTTGATGTGCACATCGCTGACGAAGCCCGTGGCGAGCTTGATGGCCGTGCCGGCGAAGGTCGACGGCGACGAGATAGGGAACGTCGTGCCCGACTTCAGAATCACGCCGTTGAAGCCCGTGTTGCTCGACATCGTGATCGTGGCAGTGCTCGCCAGATTGATGTGCGGCTGGCTGCCAAGCGGCTCGGACGACCAGTCAAACCCAGGGTTGCCCCACGGGCCGTCGCCGCGGCACTGCTGCACCGTGACGTTCGCCGGGATCGTGACGTTCGATAGGATCGCGTAGTTCTTCGTGCAATCGAGATAGACGATACCGCCTGACGCGCCGAGCGACGCCGCTGCGTTCGTCAGTGGCGTCGAATCGTCGGTCGTACCGTTGCCGGCCGCGCCGAAGCTGTCGATGTAGGCGGTTTGGGCGTAGCGGCTCGCCAGCGTCTGGGATACTGCGCCCGTGCCGCTCGCCGTGTACGTCAGGTTCGTGGCCGGAATCGTCATGCTGCCGGCGAACGTGCCGTTCAGCGTCGGGCTCGAAATGGTCGGCGACGTGCCGAGCACCGGAGCGCCAGAACCAGTTGCCGCATTGGCGAGGCCGGTTGCAACGCCGGTGCCGAGCCCGGACACACCAGTTGCGATCGGCAACCCCGTGCCGTTCGTCAGCGTGACGGCCGATGGCGTGCCGAGGTTAGGCGTGACGAGCGTCGGCGAGTTTGAGAGAACGGCCGAGCCCGTGCCAGTCGATGTCGTCGTTCCGGTTCCGCCATTGGCGGCTGTCAGCGGGTTCTGTAGCGTCAGGCTGCTGAACGTCGGCGACGGATACGTCTGGCCGAAGACGATCGCGGGGACCGCCAGCAATGCAAGAAGGATTTTTTTCATGTATTGGGCAACAAAAAACCCTCACGCGGAGGGCTTTGCATTGAGATGGGGAATGGTCAGGAAATTGAAAGCACGCCCGTGTTATTCCATGCGATACCGGCTGTTGTTGGTTCTTGCGTAGGCAAATTCTTGAGCCAGTTTTCTATTACGAGCGATGAAAACATTGACAGCGGCATCGTGCATTTCGCCCATTCACCATTCTGCTGTTGATGGATTGTGACCAACTCATTGAAGGTCAGCGGCTGCGGGAGACCGAAAAAATCCATTTGCAAAGTTCCTTAAGGGGCAATCAGTTTTCCGCCGCCAACTGTCCAACCATCGGTATGCGTCAAGTGTTGAATCCATTGATCTTCTGTCACCTCAACCAGATTTTTCGACCCCTGATATTTTGGATATTCGACAAAATCAGTATCCAGCCATGTAATCACCGGATAGGGCGCGCGAACGGTTGGATCAAAGCAAGCATATTTCGCCATCTCAGTACCCCGTTGCTCGGTATGAGCAAGTGTTAGATGCATTGAACCAGCTTCCGGCGTTGTACGATAGCGTCCAGTGCGTGAACCCGGTTGTTGTCAAGTTGCTGCTTCCGTGTACCGTCGGACTGCCGATGCCCCAGTTCGAAGAGTTCGCTGCGGCCTCGCTAAGTGAAACATTCAGGCATGCATTAGGGAATGCAATCGGAAATATGATTGGAGTTCCATTGGAACTCGATACGGTTCCCCATTGTTCTATGTAATATCCAGTCGGACTATTTGGATCTGGGATTTTCTTGTATCCGGATGAGGTGAGTTGGCTTGCAAATTGCCCCTGATTGACCGCTTCCGTCGTGCTACTTGCTGCGGCATTCGCAACCACGACAGGATTGTTGAACGTGTTATTGCCGCTCCAAATATTGTTATCGCCGAGCTGGCCAAATGCCTGCATCTGGCCCATGGTCGGCGAGCAATATGCATAATCGCCCGTGGACCATGCTTGCGCGCTCGTACTCTCCTGGCCACGCATTAGACCGCTCAGCGTGGCGCCAGAGATCGCGGTTGCATAAATCACTTCGAAGTTCTGGCGTGTCGCCACATCGTTGAGCGTAATGACAAATACTTTCCCGGCAGGAATAGAGGTTGGCAAATTGGCCGCACTCGCCAGCGTGAGTGACGTTGCTCCGGATGAGATCGATCCCGCCAACGTGGTACTAATATTGTTGGCGAACGTGAAAAGAGAAGGCATGTTTGAATTCCTGACTATGCGATCGCAACGACGCCGCCGTCATTCCAGAGTTGGCCGGTACCAGGTCCGGGGTTTGTGAGTGGCAGATTGCCGCCGCCGAGGGAGAGCAATTGCGGCGGGAACGTGTAGGCGAAGTACAGTGGCGGCGCCGTCGGATCAGGTGTGACGCCTGGTACAACGCAGATAACTCCTGGCGTTCCACTAGAAACTGTGCCATTCCACCATACCGAACCCGGCGCTAGACCGGTGGGGCTGGTCGGATAGGTGAGCGGGAATCCTAACGTCAATACGCCGCCATTGTTCACAAACTTATCTGTGACGAACTGTAATGTGTATAAAAATGGGAAGGCGAGCAGACCATTCGAATAACACGATTGCAGCGCTTCATATCCAATCGTGTCATATGCAGTTACCGTGAACACAGTCCCCGATACGGTGATGGAAGGAGGGTCATTCAGCACCGGCCAATCGCCGCCATTCGCGCCGTTGATGAACCGCGAAATGCGGTTCTTCAGCCACTGCATATCGAACTGCATGCCGTCGCCGCGGTACAGATGCCATGTCAGGACGCGCTTGTATATGTCGTCGTTCGCGATAGATGCGGTTTGGCTAGCCGAGTAGTACTGCGCGTTGTAAGCAATCGTGTTGTACGGGTTCGCGTTGTAGCCAGCCAGGCGCGTCGATGTCTGCGATGCAAGCACCGGCCGGCGGATCCCGTACACTCCACGCGCGATCCAGTCGAGAAGCGGCCCCGTGATGAATGGGGAAGTGTATAGCCCAAGCGGCGCCTGATTGAACCAGTCTAGATACCCTTGAGAAAGCGAGTTGTAACCGTCGACAAATGCTTGAAGTGAGGCATCGTCATCGTATTCCTTATAGAGATACGATGGAACGATCTGCTGTAACGGGCTAATGCCGAACGATTCAATCTGCATTATTTATCCCTGCGATACGGTGACGCCAGTTGGCGCGCAGAAAAAATAGCTTTCCGGATCGGATGTAATGATGTCGGTACCGGCCGCCGGCGACGCGGATACGCCATTAATCGTCACCGCGAAATTCAGTGTCGTCACATTCGGACCATCGATTACCGAGGACACTGCGTCAAGGAACGTCGCCGTCATCTCGTTCAAGTTGATCGGCTGCCCCGCGAAAATCGAGTTCAGATACGATTGCAGCGCCGGAGCCGCAAGTTGATTCACCGAACTGCCCGCAGTGAAGTTCGGCAGTGTCGTGTTCCACGTCACCGCGAGCGTCACGACCTGCTGCGGGGGATTGACGAACGGGATGTTGTATGTGTTCGGATTCTGGAACAGCGATACATTGATGTTGCGCGGGTTCGGCGAGAACGTCGCGCCGCCGGTATAGGCGCCGAAGCCGCTCCCGTTCGTGGTGGTCGTGATCGTATTGCCCGAGATCGAT